CCATTATTTACCTCCCTTTTTTACTATTTTTTTTTAGGTTTTCGGCTCTGGAGAAAGAATTTCCGCTTCAGGAATATCAGCGGCTGTAACCTGATTAACATTTTCCCCTGTGTCCTTTTGAGGGCCAGAGCTTTTGACAACAATAAGCGATCCATCGGTAACCAGGCGGCGGTAATACGCGCTGTCAGGCATTTCCACCGGCTCACGACAGATATATTCCCTCGGCTTTCCTTCTTTCGGGCATTTGGTGCCCGGCGCTGCTTGAACGAACATGGTGGTACCTCCTTATTTTCTGGATTCCCGCCTGCGCGGGAATGACAAACTTAAATCTTAAAACTTAATTACTTAAACCTGCGATAGAGTTACCTCATCGCTTGCGTCGGCAACGTTATCGTCTGCCGGTTCCTGCAAATAATAATTCAGGCCGATTGTCAGCAGATCCTCGATGGCCTCATCGCTGATCGCAGTTAAAACAAAGCCGGTTTCAAATTCAATTTGAAAAACGAGCTTGCCCTCTTTGGCTTCTTTCTCCTCAGTGATGTTATCCAGGCGCTTCGGCGCGAGAGCGTCTATTTTCAATCCGAATTTGTTATTGATGAGCAGGGCCAGAATGCTCTCCAGTATCGGGTAGACGCCTTTGCGGCGGTCTTCGACACTGCGGAGATTTTGGAACGTGAGGATCACAAACACCTGAAGCGATATTTTAAACGTCTGCGCGATGCGCGAAAAAGTGCCGCCGCCTACAAGCACCTCAACGATAGGCAGATTGAGCGCCAGCTTGCTGTGCGCTTCGTCGATAGCCACCTTTACGACGCCGGTTAGCTTCGCATTCAATCTCGCAACAATTTTATCTTCAATTAATGTCAGCAACTTTTTTCTCCTTAAGTCCTCATCCCCATCCGCTTCGCTGCGGGGATAGTTCGCTTTGGGATCACTTGCGTGATCCACAGGTTCACTAGAATCCCTTCATAGTGTCGCGTGTGAAAATGCGATCGCTTACCGACTTATTAGATTCCGCGCCTTCCGATGATGCAGGAGCCGGAGGCGGATCAACGCCCAGGGAAAGAAGCCCTTTTGCTATATCCTTGAGCCGGGCAACCGCATTGTCATAAGTTTTTTGTACGTCATCATTCATGGTGCGCCGTTTGTAGAGATAATAAATCGACATATCCAGGGAAAGCCCGGCGACGACAGGAGGCACCGTTGTAAACGGAACTGCGTACTTTACAGCACAGTAGCCGTCAATTTCCGCGTCCGCGCGCGCGATCGCCTTTGTCACGTTATCTTCATTGATGACGCCGAGATTATCGTCATCGGTTAACTGCTTGACGATTTCTTCGGATATCGCTTTAATTATGTCTGCCTGTGTCGTGTACATTTCACCATTCACCTTTCACTATTCACTTGCTTTAATAACTTCGCCGATAATCTTGAGCGTGAACTTCATCGCCGTGAGGCATTGAGTTCCGTTGCGCAATTCGATTTCTGCATAATACTTTCCGACTGTGGCCGTCTCCGCCGCCGTCAGAACAACCGTGCCCTGGCCTAACGCATCATCTATCCACGTCCCTGCTTTTGGATCGATTGCATAAACAGTATCGGCCAGCGCCGCTTTGGCCCCGAAATAAGGCGTCCATCCGGTATAGTCATCGTCAAAATCAAAGGTGATAGTCGGCGTGTCGCCCTGGACAATAACAACCTCCGCGCCCTGTATCGCCGTTGCCGTATAGACTTGCCCCTGTATGACGGGTAGTATAACGGGCGCGCTTGTGATCGTCCTGCTGGCATACGCCCATACGGCGGCAGCGTTCTCGTCGTCTGTCGGCACATCTGGTACCGCAGCTGTGATTGCCGCTTCGATAAGCGTCACAGCATTGGCAACATTCTGCGTTGTGGCCAAACCGCTTTGAATCTGTTCAACTGTGGGCGGCGCGGTATAAGATGCGGCTTTCATAACCGTGGCATCCTTCGCCGCTGTCGCTTCTTTGGCAACTGTGGAATTGAGCGCCATGTCTGTCGGCGCGTTCGTCAGAGTGGTCACCGTTCCGCTATCAACAATCACATGCTGATTTTCCGCAAGAGTCGCCGCTGGAATAGACGCGGCCTTGATTCCCGTTGATGTCAATAAAGCGTTTAATGCTTCAAGGCCGTAAGTATCCAGCTCTTTAATAGCCGCAGCAATTGCCTGGATAAAGGTGGAACTCTTGAGAATTGAATCTGCTCCGGTTGCTAATAACGAGAATCCGGTCTTGTCAGCAAGTGTCATTTCATTAAATCTATTCTCTATTGAAAAATGAGCCAGAACAGTACCGACAACACTCACGCCATCAACTGTTCCCGCCGTTATAACTACAGAGTAATCATTTCCTACGGCGTAGAAAGCGTCTGCGGAAAGGTCTATAAGAACATTGTTAATTCCTGTAACACTGTCAAAATCAGCCGTTAAAGTTATTCCCGCTGTTGATTGCGTTGTGCTATTTGCTTTATAAACTGATATCGCACCGTCAGTTAATGCAATCGGCGTCCCATCTGCTTTGTGGGTAGAAAATTTAAAATTGAGCGTTGCATAGTCTTCTGTGTAATTTCCAAGATGTTGCATATTGGCTCCTAATTAATTAAACATCCCTGACCGCACAAAACATTTCCGCCGACTAAAGCACTTTCACCGACCAATGGCGCGGGAGGTGCTTCATCTGCAGGATCTTCCCACATCATTTCATCGAGATTGATGAAATTTAGGGAAATTATGTCATCAAAAAGAATTGACATTATCTAGTAGTCTCCTCGATAATTAAACTTACTGGCAAATCTCTTGATCTAAAACGATTGAGCATACTGTTAATATTATACTGTACGGGATAGCAACTAACTGCATAACGTAAAATTATTATTCCTGATCCGCCAGCAAAACCCACGTCAGAGCCTATCGCTCCACCACCGCCGCCGCCAGTATTAGCCGTCCCAACTACGCCTCCATTGCCACCACCGCCATTGCCACCAGTACCGACTGTTCCCGCATTGAGTCGACCGCCGCCGCCGCCGCCATGTCCGCCGCCGCCGCCACCCGCACCAACAACAAGAATGTCACAAAGAATAGGCAAGATAACTACGAAGTTTGCAGTGCTAAGAAAGGCATGGTAATAACATCTGTTCACTAATGTCTCATTGCCTCCAGACGCATAAATAGACATAATAATTCCTTAATCAGTGATAGCGTTCACAAATCCAGAAATAGTTATAACATTCGCCGATCCGGCAAAGGCTTTAACCACCATTCCGTTCTGTAAAATCAAACCCGGCACGATGGGAACTAGCCCCGCTTTAAATGGAATAGTGACCACTATATTCTGATCGGGCACAGACGCTCCGCCGAATTCAAGAGTCAATACAACATCCGCAGTATGGCCATTGTATGCCCAAAGCCATACCTCATCGAACGTGCCTTCCGTTGTATCGGCTACGGCTGTATGGATAGTGTCTCCCGCCGTTGCGGTCTGAGTGATCTTAATAGCCTTGCCGTCCGTTGAACCTGATAGTTTTCGCTTAAACGCTTTTGAACTCATGATTTATACCCCTACAAGTAATTACTTCGTTTCAATCTTCCGTTTTGCATTTCAATCTCACCACAAAAGCCCTCTCGCCTCTCCAGGGAGAGGGCTTCTAGCTGGAATCAAACGTGTCTACTTTTCGTCTTTTTTCTTTTTTTCGGATACTTCCTCGACAACCAGCATTGGCTCGGCCTTCAGGATATCGTAGGTTTTTTTATCCACTTCGATTTCCTGTGCCGTTTCCGTAAATTTTTTCCCGGCGCGGTGGAAGGTTTTTGAAATTGATCTCACAGATACAATCACGGTAATTCTCCTTTCTTGTTTTTAGATTGCCACGCCGCCGAAGCGGCGTCTCGCAATGACAATTTATTTTCTAAGCCAGCCAGGGAACGTTAACGGTCTTGACCGTGTTGTACCAGATATTGCTGGCTCCGCCTGCCTGATTGGCCGCGTCAATGGCCGTCTTGGCTGCTGATTCCAGTGTCGGGCCGTGCACAAGATGCGTCGGGATAACACCCAGTGGTGTCACGCCGTCTTCCCGTGTAAATGACATCATCGCCGCGCGGGCTGCTGCGTAGCTGGTGGCATCGAGAGTCTGCTTGCTGCCATAGGCAAGTTGCCACAAACCGAAGCCGACGTTTTTACGGTCGTCTACGCCGTACATATATTTCTTGCGCATAAAGACCTGTTCGTTATCGACTTTATCCATCGCAACAAATTCCGGAGTTTTCCTGACCTGCAAAATGATGGGTTTGATTGCCCTGCGCAGATCCATGAGGAACCACGGTGCACCAGCACCGCCGCCGCTATTACTGACAACAGCGCCGTCCGGGCCCCACGGGTGATCGGTATCGCAGAAATACTGGTTGTCATAACACTTGGTGGTAAAGGCCTGTTTTAACAACGCGAACACGAGAATGTCGGGATGTTCTTTGGCCGCCTGAGCAAGGCCTTGAATCATTGGCGTATACAAACCGATACTGTCGTCATCAATGTCGTCTCTATCTACACCGATGGTGGCTTCATACGATTTGTTTTTGATCGTGAAATCAAATGCCGATAAGTCTTTGATAACTCTATCGCCGATCCACTCTTTCATCATGGGGAAATCCGCCAGCCAGGGATAGCCCTGCTCTTTGGATGTAGAGGGACAGCGCATAGCAACTAAATCGCACATGCTGGGCGCGCCCTCGAACGCCTGGTTGAAAATAACTTTGAACGATTTATACATAGCCTGCAAATTCGCTTGATTGACTATCATTGGGAAAAATCCTCCTTATCGTTTTTTTAATTTCTGGATTGCCCGGTCAAGCCGGCAATGACAGAAGTTGTTAGACTGTGGTTAATGTTGCTCCGTCGTTGACAACAACTCTCCATACCAAAGCGCCCGCTTTTTTCACGGCTTTGAGAACTATGGTGTCGCCCGCGTCATTGAGCGTGATGGTGTTATTACCCGTTTGATTGATCGCGGCGGCGGCAGTGATAACGCAGTCGCCTCCATCCACATCCATACTGATGGCGATTTCTATTCCTGCCAGTCCGGGAATAGCGATGGTGCGTGTTTCCGCGCCCGTTGTGGTAATTGCAACGGTGCCGGACTTGGTTACAGGGATTGCACCCGATGCGCCGGGATCAGTAATGGCCACTGGGATTTTGGGATAGATTTCCTGCAGAGCGCCTTCCACAGTTGTCTGCGCGGTGTAGTTTCCCGCGTCGGCGATAGATACCGCTGAGGCAGCGTGTGCCGCAGAGCTATCGGCAATATGAGTTGCCACGTCGGCCTGTTTGATTGCCGGTTCAATATCAATATACGCATGAGTGGTATCAATATATTCGGCGATGACGCCGCAGAAAATATCGTTTGTGGTGTAAGCGGTGAGATCAACGGTCTCATCATCAACTAAAAATACATTATCGCCCACGTTGGCCTGAGTGATGGCATGGCCGAGCGTGGCTTTAACCAGTCCGCGCCGTAATACCAATCCGGTTTCGGCGCCATCGAGGCCAAGCAAATTATCAACATATTTACGGGATATACCCTGGAATATAAGGGCTGCTGTATCCGCGCCGGGCACAAGAAAACCTGCCGCGTTCACGCAGGCCCATGCACCGGCAAATATCTTTGTGGCCGCTGCCACCGGCACGGGAACTTCCACGCCTTCTTTGTATTCGGTTTTTTTGTCTGCGGTTAAAGCGCCGCGCTGGTTGAGCA